TCACTCGGCTCTGTAATCTTCTCAAAGCTGCTGAGAAGTTCGCCTGCAATTTCTGGCGGAAGAAGGTCGATCGTATCCGGTGTAACATCTACTGGTTTGCCGTCGTTGTCCAAGATGTCCCATCCGACGAGACACTTCTTGAGCTTGAGGTCGCGGTAGGTGACCGGGTCAATCTCAATGTTGATGTTCTCGCCTTCCGTGTTTATGCGCCTAGTTGCCTGTGTCATGATGCTGTTCTGGTCTCGCCATGTTGGACGACGCCATGTCGTTCTTAGGAGACCGATCATCCTATTAGCAAAAGTAGGCTTTTCTCGTTTCTCGTATTGCTGTGCGGCACCCGGGACGTGTGGGGCTGGCTTGCGTTCGGGTTCAACCTTGAAACCTTCTGCCGTCCACTCCTTCATGTCCTGTTCACTTCGTATGAAGTGATAAACCGAGTTGCCATGCATTTTCTCTTCTTCGACATAGTAGATCGTGATATTCACGACGCTACGGTTCGGGTCCAAAGTAAATGGCATAGAGGTACCTCCACTTCAGTAATCTCTAGAAACAAGAAGGGCTATCGTCGATCAGCCCTGTCAATTATAGCTTTTCCGCATATCTATTGCTGTGCAAAAGATCTTGGCATGGAATTGAAGGAATGATCGCCAGATTATGGTTGCACTTATCCTTTCTTCCTTAAGAGAAGCCTGCCCCACATTTTTTTGTTTTCTTCAAGGAAATTTCACGGCAATCATTATATTATGTATAATACGTAAGACCTCTAAGCCGAAAGGAGAAACAATGGCAAAACCAAGGCTGTTTAGTTTGATGCTGATGCCGCAGTGTCTGCAGGAATTGAAGGAACTTGCAAGACTTGAATCGGTTGCAAGAAAGGAAGATGTAAGTGTCTCCATGCTGATACGCGAAGCCATAAGAGATTCATTGGGGGTATGTGAGCATGACACAAAGAGCTAAGAAATGGACCGCAGAAGAACTGGAGATACTAAGAACCAATCTGACGGATCGGCTTCCCGAACTTTTGCCCGATCGTTCGTGGCGTTCTATTACCAGAGCTAGGCATCGCTATGGTGTCAAGTGGACAAAAGCATGGACAGAAAAAGAAGACAAAATAATCCTGGACAATCCAGAATCTACGTACCAAGAAATCAAAGAAATGCTACCAAATAAGTCTGTATGTGCTATTGCGGCTAGATCTAGACAACATGGCTTGGTCAGACCGAAAGATGCGGTTAGCAGAGCAAGAACATGCGGCCTGTCTGGGCTGTCGATTAAAGAAATAGACAGTATACGCAACAACAAGAAGTTCAATGATTTCATAGATGGATGTCTTCTAGGAGACGGCTGTGTTCAAAATAGCCGCTTCAGTTATGGGTCTACCAGCAGAGGGCACGCAGAGGCACTGCTTGAAGAAATCCGGAGAATCACTGGAATAGAAAGACAGATCTCAACAAAAAAGCCACGCACGTCCTTTATCAAAGGAAGAAAAATCAAAACTAACGATGTTCATAGCTTATGTTGGAAAAACAAGATGTTATGGGCATCCACAAGAGAAAGGTGGTATCCTGATGGATTCAAACGTGTTCCAGACGATGTGAGCATGTCTTCTGTTGCTTGTCTGTTCTGGTATCTGGGCGATGGCTGTTTGTCGTCTGGGCCTTCTAGGAGGTCGGTGACAATCATCTTATGTACAGACGGGTTCCTCGAAGAGGATGTGGTCAAGCTGTCTAAAATGTTATCCGAAACCGTTTCCATCTCAGCCAGAGCGGTTCCAGTGTCTGGGGAAAGAGGGATTCGCAGAGATGGCGGCAGGAGACATCAAGTTCACATCACTGGCCCAGATGTTCTGAAGTTCCTTGAGTATATCGGGCCATGTCCAGTAAACGATTACAAACACAAATGGGACATCAAAGGTTATCGACTCATAAAGTTCGATTGTCCAATTTGTGGTAAGCTAATTGAAAGAGTAGGGAGAGAGAACTCACCATATACAAAAACGTGCAGCCGGGAGTGTTACAGTGCTTTACTGTGCATAGACGGTTCTGAGCGAGACAAAAAAATAGCATATCTCAAAGAATATCGACACAAGAACCACAAACAACTACGAGAAAAAGCAAACAAGAAATACCGAGAACGTACCTCTGGTAATAAACAAAGATATTGTGATAAATATCTCAAGAAATTACTAGACATCATTGAGGCACACAACGGCAAACTACTAGATCCGCCGCAATGGAAAGGGGCTCAAGCAAAGTACCGAGTCGAATGCGGCTGTGGTCACATTTGGGCCCCATGGTATTCTAATTTACTTTCCGGCCAATGGTGCCCAAAATGTGGATTCAAGAACGGTTGGATTAAGAGAAAAGAGAATGCATCTAAACAGAAGTCTTCGGATAAGTAAACTGACGCCCTCCTTGGTTGGAGAGCGTCAGTATTACACACGATTGGGTCCTGTGAATTAGGATGCCCACAGTGGGAAGTTTTCGCTCGTCGTCGGCATGAAGGCTTGGTAGAGACCGTCAGAAACACCAGCGATGTCTCCAGCATCGGATGCTAGACCGTGCCAATTGACGGTGGTTTCCAGGACCTCGTTGGTCATCGCTATTTCCTCGATCTGGAACACAACACCTTGGAAAACGGTGCCCCAGATGGCTAGGCCAGGATAACTGCCATCCAAGCTTCCGCCAGCATTGATCCAGTCCCTGGATGTGAAAATGCCGGTTCCAGGATCAAACTGATCATTGCCAACATAGAGTCCAACGGCAATCTTGTCCTTGGAGGTGAAACGGTTCATGTTTGTAAGAGCACGGTCACGAAGAGCCGCTGAGATACCAAGCAGAGTTACCGTGCCCGTTATATCTCGCTTGCCAAAGTTGACATCCATGGGGTACAAGCTGCCGTTTAAGGTAAAGAAACGGTCAGCGTTATTATTTGCTTCAAAATCGAAACCACGAACCTGGTTGGACGGGAACAGGTAATCTCCAGTAATGTCACATCCACCGTAACCGGTCACTGAGCAATCGTTCCATGTGAGCACACGTGCCGGAGCCAAAGCAATGTCCATCGGGAGAGGAGGCGTTGTTGTGTAATCGGGCGACACAATACGACCCTGGGCATACACATTGATGCTCCATGAAACCATTTCAGATTGAGCTACACTGAAACTGATCGTGTTTACCACAGAGTTAGTGAACGTGTAGGCTGCTTGGCTTGCGTAACGCAGGTCCATGTCTGCCGTAGCAGCAGGACGACCAACATTATTCCGAGCTGTTCCCCAGCACCAGATTGCGTTAATGAGAGCGGCGGCTTCTGTTTGGACATCAGTTGGACAACCTATGTCTCCACTATCTGCGACAACAGGAAGTTCAAGAGTTCCTTCAGAGATTAGCGGACCAAGGCGATAGGTCGACGGGTCCATGCGGCCATCGATCACATCGGGCTTTTCAATGTCCTGACTTAGGTTGAGATCCATTGATGTTGCACGGAGAAGATATTGAACGCTCTCGGAAAACTTCAATACCGCGTAGCCAACCCACCCCATGTCCGCATAGCGGAACGTTTCGGTATATGCAGGAACACCGCCCGGATCTAGTGGTACGCTGCTGCAATCTGCGACCGTTATAGGCATCTGGTTCTCCTTTGCAATTTACTACGATGCTGCTTGTAGATCATCTAGAATCCGTTTTCTAGCTGGTGCTCCTACTAAGCAATATAGGCCGCATCGATCGGGTACCCAACTGCCTCGGAAAGATCAGCGAACTCTTGGTCTACCGTCAAGGCATTTGCGGCGTACCAAGTATCAACGTCGGCCGCTCCTGATCGCACTAGAATGTGATTCTGCAGCCTTCTTACTGATTCGAGCGTTGACAACGGACTCGTATCATAGTAGCTTACCGCAGATCTCCACGCCTCATACATGGGACGCAGCAGGTCAAGTTCCGGATCGAACACGTTCAGCAAAACCACCACGTATGCTGCCTGGTAGTAGTAATCGGTTACACCGGAAAGCTGCCTCTCTGCTGCGGCGTAGTACCCCTGGATTTCATCGTAGCTGTCTGGGTCAATTACCGCCATTATGAACCTCCTGTGATGGTCTCAAGACACATCGCTTGTTCTCTGTTGCCTACCTCGTCAACAAGGCTCGAAAGGGCATCTAGGAACGCTCTGCGGCTAGATTTTAACCTTAGTCTAGATTGCTCCAAGACTTCTCGTCGTCCTTGCCTATTTCGGAAAAATCTATTCAGCCGCACGAGCTTATCTGCGACATCCTTTGGATCGCATATGTTGAGGTAGACTCCACCTTTCGTCATAAAGCGTGTTGTCTTTACTAATAGGTCTTGGGTCTTAATCATACCTTCAGAGCTTTTTTCGAGGTCTCCAGCTAGCTCGCTGTTAGAGCCACAATGGCTCATCAAAGGGAAAGCCCCACAAGCAACTGCCTCCATGGCTGACATAGAAGTCGCAGAAACAACCGAAGTCGACAGGAAAACATCAGCCCAATTCAACTCGTTTCTCATCTCCTGTTGAGATATTCCATCATATATGGAGACAAACCTTTCTGGGAAGCGAATATAGGCCTCTGGGCCGTCAAAACGATCCTTTAGTGCATTGAAATCATAATCACCAAGATCTGTCACATTAGAATGGACGTAGAGTTTCGCATCAATTCCTCTGGAACGAGAGATCTGCACGGCCTCCATAGCCGCTGCAAGGTTGTCCGTTTGTAGGTTCTTGCCGGAGGCCATGATACGCAATTCTTGGCCGTCGTGATCGTGCACATCATCCTGATAGAAATCCATCTCATTGTAGCCGGGCGATATGTAGGTGACGTTTTCGATGCAAGATGATGCTTCCAAAGAACTTACGGTTGCTCGATTGGTGGAAACAATGTGGTCTGCTGCCCTAACTATGTCGAGATAGTCCCCTGATAGAGGCAGAGAGTAGTTCGTTGCCACGAAAAGCCACCGCAGGTCACCTGAATAGAACTGCTTTAGGGCTGGAAGATAAACAAAATCTGATACATCTCCAACAGTAAGCAAGACATCTGGTTTCAGGAAACTGAGGAGATCATGCACCATAGCAGCTCGATCTTTCTCAGGCAGGAGAGGAAAAATCCTTACTCGTTTTGGTCCCTCATCTGAGGCACACTCATAAAACCAGACGGGCCCCTTTTCTGTTGTTTCAGGGACAAGATATTCTATATTGTGGTTCCATACAATTGCTGCCACTTCGTGTTCGCTGTTCTTGAAATGCTCCAGAATCCACGAGATCAGTCTCCCTCGTGAATCTATCACGAAAGGTGAGGTTCCAAGCACGATGATTCTCATAGCTTTCTCCAGTTACATATTCAGTGGATCGATCCATGGCACAGAACGCCTGACTTCTTCGACGCCCCGCCAGCTGATGATCCCGGCCTTTAGCATAGTTCCCTTTGCAACCGTACCGTATTGCGTGCTATGTGGTAGACTGTTGTAGATATGTGTCAACGGCAGAATGACATTGTCTCCGGCCGAAAACTCTCTTCCAATCGGTGTCCGCAACTGGTAGACCCCAGAGCCAAGGTGGTCATCGATTCTGGCCATGCGGGTGTAATCCCAGTTCTCTAGAAAAACGACGCCCCATGTACAGCTAAAAGCCTCCTCATCAACCACTTTAATCGTAAGGTCTGTTGGTTCGTAGTCCTCAGCTAGTTGTGTGCAAACATAGGGTTCGACCAATGGGTAGAATGATCTGAAAAGAGAGGCTTCGATTGCAGCAATGTAGGAGTGCATCAGTTCGTACTGGAACTCGTATTGTGACGCCTCGACATAAACGGCTATGTCGATATTGTAGGTTTCGCTGGTTGACTCAAGGGTGAGCCATTCACTTTCCCGTGTCTTGGCATCGATCGTAATCGCTGGAAAACGCATTATTACCTCGGGATCGCCAAGGTAGATATGTTTCAGAAAATTGTGTTCGCTAGGGTCATAGCCAAGTAGCTTTTTTACATATGAATCATCTGAATCATAATCCATCAGAAGAGGATCTACTAAAGTCATATGTGTATTATCAACGATTTCCTCCACTTCGTGTACTTCGCCTTCTGCCTCAGCAGTTGGATCATCTGGGTCCGTATATACTACAACGTTCTCACCCTCATTGAACCGTCTGGTCGTTGGGACCTCGATAGTTGTAGAGCCGCTCGAAACGTCGGATACTAAAGGAAGCCTGCCATCGATGTATCTTTCAATGATCTTTTTCAGTGCCTGTTGAACTTGAAGCATAGGCATATCTATTCACCCGTCTTACTTTTCTTGGCCCTCTCAATGTCGTCGCGAAGATTGTCGGCAATGTTGAAACCAATACGTGTGATTTCAGGGTTTTCTAGGTCGAATCTAGCAGCTTCTTCGCTATCTCTAAGTACAGTTGTTCGTATTGTGCCTGGCAAGATATTTGGATCGATCTTAGCACCATCCATATTCTGTATCCTGCTCAAACCCATTCGAATACCGTTCATGAGTCCCGACAGATCGCCCTCAATTGTTATGGGTTTCTTTTTGCTTTGTTTTGCCATGTGTTTATCCCGGCTTACTCATGTCCCTTTCTGACGCAGTGTCATCCCAGTAGTTGGGTCCGAGTGTGTACCTTTCAGTGAGATACGGGTTCGCAAATCGCTCCCCAATTCTGCGTTGACAATTGAGTTTTGTGCGACCATTGAGAATGTCGTTGATCTGACCAATGGCAATGCTTCTCTGAGCTTGGCCGTACTCACTGACGTTTGGAGAGTTCTGGGCAGAGAAATATTTGTCGTAGATGTATGAAGCCGCAAACCGTGCTGAAACCTGGTTCACCGGATGCGGATAGACAACTCTGACAACACGAACGTCTGACCCTGTGAAGTTTGTGGTTATGTCGCTCACAGTAGTAATCGTATACGGGTCCAGTACCTGATTGACGTAATGGATTTCTTCCTCGCCTGTCCCATCATCTCTGATTACGATTTTCTGGCCGCGTGTGAGATTGCTGGCTTCCGAGAGTAAGATCTGGCTTGAGTACTCATCTATGTCAGCGTCTGTCCGCCATTCACCGTTGGCGCACTCCTTGAGCGGGACATGATACATTTGGCTTAAGATTCCGTCGATGTGACTGTCGGCAAAGACGATGAACTGGTTGACGACAGAAGATGGAACAGCATTCGGATCTCTGTCGTTACCAATGTTGATTATGTTGATCCTTTCCCCGCCGGAATACGGCGTTGCACTCGTAAGTGCTTGGGCCAGGACCTCTTCTACCTCGGCTATTGTTGCGTATCCCATCAGAACTCCTTAGTATGAGCGTACGGGCCCACTTATAGGTATTCTGCGGGATCGCTCCTTATGCCTGTTTGGGCTTCGACTTCTGTTGATCTTGTTGCGGTTTCTTTGTCTTCTTTTCGGTGCTTAAGGCCTTAACCAAGCATCCGTTGGACACGGCATACAGCGGGCTGGAGGCTAATCTGACGCTTTTCGTCTGAAAGGGTAATTCCTGTTTGCCGAGTTCGTATTTGAACTTGTCCAGAAAACCCTTTACCAGAGCGGTCCCACCGGCTACAACGATCTCAAGAGGCGTGTCAATCTGGTTTTCGAGCTGATTGAACTTCTCCGAGAACTGCTTTAGCGTGTTTTTCACCATCTGGCCATAGAAGAAACTGAGACCGGATTGAACGAGGTCTGTTTCATCTACGTTCCCAACATCAAACTTGTTTGATTCCTTCATTCTAGTCACGACCGACTTATCTACACCGGCCATCTGTGCAGTTTGCTCATCAATCCAGTCTCCGCTTTCACAAACACTGAAGGCTATTAGAGGCATCTGTCTCCAAGAAAGCACAACATTTGCCATGCCTGCACCGAAACTGATTGATATGCCACTGAAGGGGGCCTCTGAGTTGTCGGTTGGATCAATTGTAACCGGCCTCTCGCTGTAAATGATCGCCATAGCTTCAGGAATACATTCGACACTATACCCCAAACTATTAAGGAAATTCTCAAGCATCGTTCGGTGGAAAGCAACGCTTACTGAGCTGTTTACTGGATCACTAGGAGAGCAGAAGCAAATGTTTTCACCCGGCTGTGACGGAGGCCCTAGCAGATCAGCGATGAGCCTCTGAATAATGGCGATGCTAAGTTTTTCTTCGGCAGTGTTCAGAATGCCGTTCTTCATAGGGCGTCGTAGATCATCTACCTGAGTTGCCACAATGTTGGCAGAACCAGGTTCTGACTTTACTGTCAGTAGGCTACGAAGCCGCAGAGCATGTTCGCCAACAATGTAGAAATCACCACCATACTTTACATATCTCCAGTTGTTCTCTTTAAGTGTGGATTCAGTGTCATCAGTGGTTGCTGCTTTGAGAAAGACATTCCTTTCTGGGGTGAAAACAGGTTCTGATAAATTGTCAATTTCACCTTTTACAAGCCACATTGTGCCAATATCGAGACTCTTAGCCATTGCTATGCTCCTTCTGGACCAGCGCCAATTTCATCGGCCAGGTCACTCAGTTTCTGCGGGTTTCTGATCCTGATTCCACGTCTCTTCTGCCCTTCATGGGATTCGAGATCGGATACGATCTTTTCCACCACCTTGGACTGAAGATTAGCGGCTTCAACGGGATCTATCGTTGGCCCGCTGGTGCCTCCAGGCAGAGGCTGCACGTTCACCGCTCTTATTTCGTCCCTGATACTTGCCATGAGTGCTTCTGCTCTATTGGTAACTTTCTTAACGTTGTCTTCCACCCTGCTCGACATCTCGTCTGCACTTCGTTTCGCCTCTGCCATAACCGCTGTTCGTATCATCTTGACTATCTCCTCAGCATCAATTTCGGTAACTCCGCTCTGCTGTGTTTCTGGGGCTGGACGTTTCTTGTACGGTGTAACTTGAGGAACAACGACAGAGTGGCTAACTACCGCGAGACGTTTTCCGCGAAGCATACGTTTGAGGTCATTGCTGTTGTTGACTTCCTCCGCTGAGGCCACCTTCTCAAGATCGAGCAATGAATGAGGGCGTACAACAGCGTTGAGATCCTTGATCTGCACTGGCTGCGTGGTAGTGTTTCTGACTAGGAACATAGGCACCTCAACGCCCGATAGATGTTTTCGGCAAAGGCGGTGTCGTCTGCAAACCAAATTGAATCTCGTTTATCTTCTTACATTCACTACAGAGATAGAATACTTTCTTTTCTCTGAAATTGAACTCGATCCTTGCATTCGCATTATCGTGATTTCCACAATGGCCACAAACGCACACGATGTCATTCATCTCGATTGCTACGTCACCTTCAAAGCTCATCTTTTTCATTGCGCGGCTCTCCTACTGGTGATTATACCAGACATAGGACGTAGAACATGTTGATTAGCCAAGACGCTTGAAGAATATCGATGCCCCTGCTTGGGCACTGGCAATTGCGTCTAGTTTGGCACAGAGCGAGCGGACTTGCTCATCTTGTGGCATAGAATCATCCGCAATGGCTGCTTCTGCCATTCGGATAACTTGTTCGATTGCAGAGGCCGCGACAGGCGTCGGTTCTCGGCCGGGTCTTCCTTCTCGGCCCGAAGAAAAACCCGGTGCTGCTTCCGGTTCTTGCTGTAGTTTGATTGGTTGAGGTTCGATGTAATCTGGGTCGGTTCCAAGGCCGTCCTCTTGAACAGTTGGCGGCTGTGTGACATCATCTCCACCAATCGAACTATTTATCTGTCTTAGTATCTTGCTTACATCAATCTGTAGGGCTGGCCTTTGTTCTCGCATTGGACCTTGAACGATGGTGTACTGGCCCCAGACATCCGGCGGAAGTGCTGCCTCCTGGATATCAGAATGAAACAAGTCGACGCTCGGAACTTTCGACTGAACAAGGTTGATCGCCTGAGAAAGAATTGAGGAAGCTGGCACAGCATCAGGACTTGAACTTGTGCCAGCGTAGAAATTATCGTTTTGAAACTCCCGCATATCAATATCTTCCTCAGCTTTATGTGCAAGAGCTTCTAGATTATCTCGTTCAGATTCTATATTGTCAAGACTCTTGATTCCAGGTGCGTACCATTCCAAGTCTTGCTTTTTGTGTTCGTATTCGTGCCGTATGACCCGAGCAATGACCGACGCGGCGTAGGCTGACAATTTGGCTGGGTCGATGTATGCAGGAACTAGTAGCCGGTTACCATCTTGAGCTGTTTTGTATTGGGTGAGATTGAAAGATGACTTGGTGCCCTTGTCCATCCATATATTACGCGGATGTACAAGAAGCTTTTCGCCGGTGCTACAATCCGTTACGACGTACCGTTTTCTTTCTGAGTCGAACTCTACGACGACACCACGGCGATACTTTGGAAGAAAAACAACACTTCCAACGCCTTTACCGTCAGAATCGGCTATGAAACGTACCCTTGACCCGTCTTCAATGGACCTTCTAGCCTGTTTTGTTTCCATGTGGCCTTCTCCAGTTCAGTTCCGGTCGAGCCTCTATGTTGGCTTCCCACACGGCTTTTAGGATCTTGGGATCGAAACCGGTACTTACTATTTGCTGGATAAAGGCGTTAAGGTCCTTTGGGAAACACGCCCCCGATACCCCGTACTTCCCATCTGAGGAGGGAACCGTGAAGTGAGAATTGCCTATTCTGCCATCTGTCATTACTCCATTTATAACTGTATCCCAATCAAGGCCAAGCGGCTCCAAGGATTGTCGCATTTCTCCAAAGAACACGACTTTCATGGCTAAGAAACAGTTGCAAATGTACTTCACGGCTTCTGATTCGTCGGAAGACATTGTAAGTATGTTCGCGCCAGGGAACCTCTTCTCGAAAACAGTTACAGCCCAATCCACCCAAGCACTGTGGCCACCCAGGATGATTCGGGACGGAGTGATAAAATCGACATAAGATGCCTTAGCGGTCAAAAACTCAGGACTGTGAATGATCCTCAGGCCTGTTGTTTGGGCCAAGCGTTCAGTTGTTCCAATTGGAACTGTTGACTTGATCATGTAGATCGGATGTACGTAACCTTTTTCTGCAATATGCCCCATGACTTTTTCAATGATGCTGATGTCGGCTGCACCATTATTTGTTGCATCCATAGGGGTCGGTAAACACACGAACACAAGATCAGACTTGCATACGTCCTCCAGTGTGTCGCCTGATAGTTCTGGTTTGGTATCGTATGATCTGACTTCACAGTAGTCAGTAAAGGCCCTGATAATTGCTCGTCCTACATACCCTGAGCCAATTACACCCAACTTCAGAAATTTCAAATCGGTCATTTTTACCCCTGTGCCATAACGAAACGATTGCTGTTTGTGCAGATTGTTCTGTCATTATAGCCAAGAGTTTTAGTTTCGTAGCGTTCCTCTATCTCTCCGATTAGAGGATGTCGCACAATTGACATTCTGGTCATCGTCACGAAGCCAATATCCTCAATTCCTTCCAATCTTCGGAATGCATCTTCTAGGCCGTTGTGCCCATTTAGGTCCGGCTGCAAAGTGTCTCCTACGAGAACAAGTTTAGCATTCGGACCGATGCGTGTAATGACCATCCGCATTTGCTTGACTGTGAGGTTCTGGGCTTCATCGACCAGGCAGTACACATTACGAAACGTGAGACCGCGCATATAGGCAATTGGAATCACAGTAATGCTGGCATCTTTCGTGTGATTCTTCACCAAGGATTCCGCCTCGTCCGGTCCAACAAGCTGATTAACTGCATCAAAAACAGGGGTCATGAATGGATTGATCTTCTCGCTTATCTTTCCGGGCAGGAAACCGAGTTTTTCGCCATCCGCTTCGATTGCCGGTCGTGAGAAAATCAGGCGGTCGAATTTCCCACGGAAGAGCTGTTGTAGACCATAATAGACCGATAGATAGGTCTTTCCTGTGCCTGCCGGACCACGCACGAACGTTATGGTCTTCGCATTGATAGTTCGGATGAGTTCTTTCTGTTCATCGCTTCGTGATACAAGTTTGAGTTTCGGAGATTTATACGGTGATGTTTCATTTGCGGACGGCCGACGAGTTTGCTTACTCATCTGTCCTCCTCTTTGTGAAAAGTGAAACGATTTACCGACATTTGTCGGCTAATTTGGTCTTCACCCCTATCTTGCTCGGTTCCTGGACAAGAAGCGTAGAAAGATTTTCAGATTTTTGCTTGTGTAGAACCCTTTGGCTGCGTATAATATCAGACCCTAGGTACTAACGGTAAGGGTATGCGTGAATTGAACCACAAATCGGTTCGGAAGTATCATGACTATACGTGTCCGCAAAATTGTGGCCCCGGCAGACTGTGCCATTACATGGGAAGATGGCGAACGTCTATCCGGGCAGCTCTTTCCGCGCCTGCAGCAAAGGATTAAGACCAAGGTAGATTTCGCTCACATCGGACCTTACGCAGAACCTTTCTTCAATGCGGCATTCGGACAACTATTGAAGCATTTCGACCTTGAAACGGTACGGAGGATGATTCGATTTAGAAACCTCCGGCCGGAAGGAGATTTGTTGCTGGACCGCGTAATAGAAAATGCGTCAGATTACTTTGCGTTAGACGAGGAACGACAACGACTTGTCGATGAAGCAATCATGGGCACAACAAAAAACTGTGACGATTGCTTGACAGGGAGGTAACCCTGTGTTACTCTTATCATGCGACAGCAATAGAGCGGGTCGCCAAGTGGTCTAAGGCAGCGGTCTCATGAGCCGCTATTACCTGGGTTCGAATCCCAGTCCGCTCATTCGGAATCATCATTCGGCGTGGATGGACACCCGAGATATGCCTGCATCGACTGGACTAAGATCCAGTCACCGCACGCGTACTTGGTCCCACCTGGGATAACCTTGGGAGCCGGAATCAAGCCCGGCAATGATGGTTCCTAAATATGGCAGTTCAATCCCAGAAATGAACTGCCACCAGGACTAGACGAGGCCGCTCTCGGACGGATCGGTTACCAACCGAGCGGGTGTCTCGACCGGCAGCCTTAGTGAGCCAATTGGTGTGGCTTAATCCGAAGCTGCTTAAAGCCTGAATCGACAGGCATGGTTCAAAACCGAGAGCAGTCCCTTTGAGGGCGACCCCATCTCTGTGGCCAGAGCACGCTGGTTCACAGCACGCCTGTGGGTTAGCGTCAAGCTGCCGCAGAGATGGACGCCCACCAATTGACGCGGGTGACTCGGCTGGAGAGCAGAGGCGGGCTTCATGAGCCTGAGAGGTGGGTTCAATTCCCATGCCCGCTAGTTCGGAAATTTGATCGCGGGGTAGAGCAATTGGTAGCTCGTCCGGCTCATAACCGGGAGGTTGCGGGTTCAAATCCCGCCTCCGCTAATATACCGGGAATGGTGGTTCTGGAAGCCTATTCCTCACATTTGTGGGGGTGAACCGTGGACGCCATCTGAAACCCCTTCCCGGCCAGACCTGATCCCGCCTGTGCGAGAGAGTGACAAGAGCCTCCGGCGGTCGATGGGCACCTCGGTGCCTTCCTGCTGGAGGCTCTGTCCCTTTCTGGGTTTACTGACCTATCGCGCAATACTTCCTGATCTCTGATAATCTCTCAAACAGTATCTTTTTCTTCTCGGTTGGCATGTCAGGTTCCGCCAGAAGTTCCTCCACTCCATCTTCAAGACAATCCAGAACTCCACCAGTATCCCAGCATAATTCAGACATGGACCGTTTCTTTGTCATCTCGATGAAGTTTCTGAACTCATCGAAGTACGAGCCATAGATGTGATATGAATCTGCGACATGGACGTAGTGACCAGTGGGAACACCAACACGATCCGCCACCATTTTCTGCAATTCCGTGAAGGCATACATGTTCATGAAAGCCGCCTTGTAGGCGTCATTGCTTCTCATGTGACAGACCATGTTGAGGTTTCCGCCTTCGACGCGGAACCACAATCTTTGTAGACAGGCAGGATCGTCAACCTCCATGTCGTTCCATGGTTGCCAGGTTATTGCTTGGGCTCGTCTGGTATGCCCAGAAGATTTTAGCTTTCGGATAACACCCTCAATCTGGTCTACATGGATGGTAGTATCGACAGACAGATTGTAAATTTGTCTTACATCAGTAGGAAGAGTGTAATTGAAAAGACGATCGTGATAAGTGTACTGCCACTTTCCTGCTTCCGGGTCGACCCAGTGATCGTGGACTCCATATAGAACCTCATTTCGGTACTTTTCTAAGTCGTTGAGGCCACCGGGGAAAGCACGATGTATTCTCGGTTCCAGAAATGGTTCGTGGACATGGATAACGGCGAGCACGTCACGGCTCAAGGGATCGCCCTTTTTGTCGTATTCGGTCTTGAATTCGGCACCTTCTTCCCAGCAATCGAGTACGGATTGCTGCCATGCTTCAGGCAAGGACCGTCGTGATACATGGATCGTTTTCATCACACACCTCCACCGCATTATACAAAGGGATCGACATGAGTCAGCTCGGGGGCTATAATGACTGGGCTTAAACATCCGAAGGAGGTGTGCCATGTTGGACGTCGTAAGATTGTGTCTGATCCGACACGGAGAGAGCGCAGCCAACGCAGATACATCGGTATACGAAGATATACCAAATGAAGTTATTCCACTTACGGAATTAGGAAGAAATCAAGCAGGGGAACTGGCTGACGATCTCCTAACAGAAATAATGAAGGCCCAAGTGGACGTCAAGGACGTGAAAATCTATTCGTCCCCATACCTTAGGGCCAAAGAAACCTCAGAGATTATCCTAGAACGACTCTCTGATAGCGTAGCCAACCACCCATTGTTGCAAAACAATCTCATCCTCAACCCGCTGATAGCGGAACATTGTTTTGGACAAGCGGCAGGGGCCAGATGTTTTGAGGAGTGGTTTGAGGAAAACCAGGACGAACGCCATCTCCACAATATCAACGGCCATCTTCAGTTTCGTTGCCCGCGTGGTGAGTCTATACTCGACGTATTGACACGAGCCGGTCTGTTCATAGAGCGATTTTGTTGGTTCGCAGATTCCCCGTTCTCTATCGTGAGCGGTCACTTCGGCATCTGCGCTGCTCTAGAAGCATACCTGCTCGGAGGAAATCCAAACTATAGCGAGATATGGGCGAACTGCGAGGCGAGAATCTTCACTCTATATCCACAAAAGAAGAAGGCTCATCTCCTCGCACGCCTGCGAAAGGAGGAATCGTGTGAGTCGGTCATTCCAATGTACAAAGGAGGGGACGATTAGTGGAATATGGTATCGCTACGATGCAAACGAAGACACGCTGGTCATGATCCTAGAAGAAGAACTTGACCAGGAAAGAGATGAAAAAGACGCTGGAAGTTACATCAAGATAAGACGAACATCGGACTACCAAACTATCGGACTCAAACTGATGGAATGGGGCCAAAGGCTCGGTTGGATTGCACGCCGAGGAATTGATTACGAAGAAGCTATCGGAAAATTCGTGATCCTAGTCAAACGCCAAGATCTCATCAAAAACCCACCACAAATGAACAGAGGATTCATGTTCTAGATTTCACTGCTGTCTTTGACGTGTCGCACGCATCGCTCGTGTTTCTCGGGCTCTTTCTTGCGATCAATATTCTTGCTGCATGCCGCCCAAGGGTTAGTCTTGTATTTCTTGCCCTTGTATGTGAAGGGGCCTTTCTTCTTTTTCTTGGCTTGAACTGCTTTGGAGCTTGTGATTCGTTTCATGGCCATATCCCCTACGAATAGTCCATGGACCTCTTGAATGGTTCTGACGAATCCAAACACTTTCCTTTATCGCCAAAAACCCCGTCACCCAGATCGTCCACGAGTTGCTTTATGCAGAAGTGAAGATCAAGTTCTCCTGCTTCCTGAAGACTGAACCATTTAGCATCACTATGTTCCCAGTTTAGGGTTGGCTCCCAGTCCGCATCAAGCAGCTTGTAGATGAACGTGCGGAACCTCAGATGCCCTTCAGGATCGGAGTAGTCATGGCTGCCGATTGCTCTGTGGGCAGGAACTTCACCTGCTTCTTCGATGGTCTCACGAATTGCGGTGCCATGAAGGCTTTCGCCAGGTTCACTCTTCCCGCCAGGGACGCCCCAAGTGTTGCCATGCTTTGATCTCGGTGATCGTAGTAATAGCAGGATCTGAGATCCTAATTCGGGAT